ATTGCCATGGACTGTTTGCTAAACAGTCTTTAGGTGTCCCAAGATATTGAGAGAAGGTTTTACAGCCCCCAGAAAAGTGTTAAGGGCATCGCCAAGACGCTTTGCAGCGTTGTTCATAACAGGGTCTACGTTCGTTAATGTGACTGACTCGTGTATACGAAGCCACATACCGTACAATTGTGGCTCTGCATCGATATCTACGCCTGTAAAATCTACTGGAGCAGGCTCTATACCGTCGTTTCCGAGTGGTACAATTGCGCTTCCAAGTGGGTTGTAACGACGCATTCTAATCTTTGGGCCGGAATTTTGAGGAAGATTTTTCATAACAGCACAAGCACTGTGGGGATAGTTAGCCACAGGTGTACTAAGAATCATCTCATCAAAATACGCTTGCACTGGTGATGGCAAGCTGTCCGACGTAACCATAGGCGATAATCCTGCCATGGGAAACCTCATCAAGATGGAGCATATCTATGCGAAGCGCATAGTGCTCTGAAATATGTTGTTTTTTATGAGCTGGCGAGTCTCGACAGTACGCCGCGTGCGAGTGTGGACGAAGTACTCAGAGGCGAACACTCAATGAGTGGAGGGGCCTCTTAACAATCCTTGTAGGCTTGTGAGTGAACGACGCTCATACGTTCAAAACATATATACCACAAGATGAGTGATTTAAAGAAATAATTAAACCCCGGGAAAGCAGGAGCGCTAAAACCGGGGTTCTATTAGGGACACGCATTGCGTGCAACACGGTATAGTGGGACACTAACCGAGTTTAGGGGGCTTTTACTTCGAAATGGTTGCTGTCTTGCTTAGTAAAGAAATGACCACTTTTGTTATCAGGATCAAGTGTAAGCCAATACTCAGCATACTTCTTATAATAGTCTGCCTTAGTTTGATATTCGAAAGCACTATTAAAAATGCATAGGTCTATAGCAAGCCTACTTCGATGGAGACTATTTTTAATACCCTTGCCTTGTTGAGCATAAAGGTCAGCTTGCTCTTGCGTTCTATAAGCCTCAGCAAGCGTACAGTGATCACCTTGATCTTCTATGTACTTGATCAGTTTAGCGATATCCTGAGCGAACTTTGCCTGCTTTTTAACGAGCACTACCACGTCTCCTGATCAGCACGTTCAGACATCATTCTAAAGTTAGCACGACGCTTAGCTTCTGAAATGTCACCTGTTGCATAAGCGTTTGCTTGAGAGAGTGGTGTTTCACTTGTAGGAGCTGAAATAGTGGCAGCAGACCTAGGACGCGCATTATTCGTCTTTATCGCAGCTTTTTCTGTTTTGTAAGGGTCACCATTTACTATACCAAGTTCCTTAAGTTCTTCGTACGCAGCAGCTTGCTTACGGAAAATGTTAGTATCGTCTGCTATTTGGCCCCATTTCATGGGTTTACGCTTAGCAAACTCCTCAAGATTCTTCTCAGTAACCACAAGATCAAAGTCTGGGTACTTAGTACGCAAGTTCTGTTGTATTTGCATGTACTCAAGTTGTGCCTTGAGTTGGTTAAGTTCTTCAAGCGTCTGTTTATGATGCGCACCTGTAGTAAAGTCATCATCATCAAGCGGGTCAAGCTTCTTCTTAGCCGCTTCTTTCTGCTTGCGTCGCTCTTCTTCAAGCTCTCTTTGCAGTTGATAAGCACGTTTTTCAGCTTCTTCTTGCCGTTCGCGTATCAGACGAAAGTTATAAGCAGCATCTGATTCTCTTGCGGGCGTTTGCTCTTCTTTAGGCGTTTGTTCTTCTTGAGGTGCTTCTTCTTCGACAGGAGCAGGTCCTATTGCAAGAGCACCAACTACTTGAGCCTTAGATTGATCTACTTGTGGCGCTATCGTAGCACTGTCAGGTATGCCAATTGCTTGGTTAAAATCTGTTTCTGATTCAAAACTCATTGCTGTCATATCATCCAACATAGATATCTCCCTCATTATTATCTTGTACAAAGGCTAGACCAGCTTGATACTCTTCATTGTTTAATTCGCGTGCTAACTGCTCAAGTGCACCACTTTTTAAGTCATGGACATGCTCAATTAATCGTCTTTCACCCTCATCTAGAGCAAAGGATTGTGCTAAAAGCTTTAGACATCTCTTATTGCTTGGTAATTGCCAAGCAATCTCAAGTCTTCCGTTCTTAACATCATAGCGATAAACAGCTTGATTAAATGAAGGAGTAGGGCACGTTGATCGTGCAAAGAACTCAGTAACAAGCGCCCTCGCCATCAGTTTGTCTTTACGAGTAAACGCCTCAACAAAGACATATGGTTGATCGGAATATGCTTCAACAGCCTTTCGTACTGTCTCGTGCAACTTCTCCATATAACTAAGAGCGGCAGGCTTCTGCGTTTCTAAAAGGTCTTGCTTAGTCTCTGGACGCTCTGACTTCTGAGCGTCCATATAAGACGCACCTATAGTTTTCTCTTTCTTTTTCATTTCTTCTCACTCAATAGCTAAAGGGGAAGGTTCAACACGCTTCCCCTTTCACATGTCGTTACATAGCTTAACGCATGTACTTCATTTGTTGAAAAGCCTGTTCGTACGTTGTCTTAGGTTCTGGAGGCATTGCCTCGTTAACCCTTGAAGAAGACTTCTGAGGCTTCCTGTTAAGGAGCTTATCAGCTATCTTCTTACTCTTTCCGTTTGGTTGAATCATCATACAAGACATAGCTATTCCTTAGTACTTCGTACTGTTAGTATTTTTGGTTCGAACGGCGTTTTTGTTTAGCATCGCCTTTTTGCTGAGCGTCTATACCTGAGAGGTCATCAGGATACAGACCAAACGTAGTTAGCTCTACAGCAGGATAGTTACTAATGATAACATCCTCAGGCAATCCATTGCGTAATTTAGCACCCTTCAACATAGGGTCTACATATCTTTTGTTTGCCATAGTAATACTCCTTGGAAACTACAGACCGCCATTGAGCACTCTGCTCTGGCGCTGCATTGGTGATTGACCAACTAACACTAGAGGGTCTTATTTGTTCATAGCTTTCTTATAGGGATTGTAACGGCTACTCTCCATCTCTGGTTGCTCATAGGGAAAGTTAACATTATCAAAAGCAGTCTTTGCTACTTCTCTTTCAAAGCAATGAGCAGCTACTTCACCTTTTGATACAACACCATTCTCTGAATATTCTCTCTTTGCCATTTACTTACCTTTTATTTTATGCGAAACATTCTTTTTAATGTCTTTCTTAGGTTTCTTCTCAATCTTCGCAAGAGCTGTATAGTAGTCCTTTTTTTCAAGCAGATGAGCTTCCGCAATCTTCTTAGTCTTCTTAGGGTCTCCATGCGTCACATCCAATTCTTTGCCACCTGGGCCAGACTGTGAGTGTTCTTTCTCAACAAGCATACCGCGAGCAAGCTCTTTTTTAGGAAGCTTTTTTATCTTCTCTTTTATTGTCTCTTTAGCCATTCTTAACCTTTCGTATAACAGATTTCTTCACCGGTTTAGTAGGTGTGGGTTTTGCAGCACCTTCAGCGACAACAGGAGTTTCTATAAGACGAGCTAAAGCAATCAAGCGTTCTATCTTGTCTAGGTCAAGTCCCTCAAGCTCAGAAATAGCCTTTATCTTATTCAACTTAGCCTGTTCAAGGTCTTTAACAGCTTCCATCTTACGTGATTCTTCAAGTCCCAGATTTGCGTTTGCTCTGGTCATCCTCTCAGTAGATAATGCATCAAACTGTTTAGCTTGTGCAGCTTGTAGTTGTTGCTGTGCTTGTGCTTGTGCCTGCTCAGCTTGCGCTTTCTCTTGCTTAGCTTGGTTCATAGCTTCAATAAGTTTTGTCTTATTCTGTATTGATAGGTTTTCCATCAAGTAATCAACAGGAATCTCAAAGCCCATCTCAACAAGTGTAGAGAGCTGAGCGAATGCAAGTTGACGTTGAGTAGAAGTAAGTACAGCATCTTTCACTACAGCGTCATACTTAGAGAAATTAGCATTATAGAACTCGTCCGAAGGTTCTTCGTTTAGTATTCTACGGATCTTACCGGGGGTGTAGTTACGCTGAAACGCATCAATAATAAGATTACCCACGAGCTTCATAGCCAAGTCTAAGTTATCAAAGATACCCTCAAGGGAAGCATGACTAGCCTTTTGTCTTACTATGGCTAGTATGCCAGCTTTATCATCCGCTGATAGGCCCATGGCTTCTTCAGATACACCAGATATGTACGGTATTTCGTTCTTTAGGTTCTCAGCAAGTTGAAACGAGGAAGGGTCAACGTGTGGTGGTAAGAGTTCACGCACATCGGTCATCTGTGCATCGTCTTTAAGGGCTATCGACCCTCCGACACCCTTTTTCTGCAAGTCCATAGCATCTACGAGAGCATTCTCTTTATAAAGATAGCCACTGTTTAACTGGCTGTTAAGGGTAGCTGACTGTACCGTCATACGGTGATTGTAGAGAAACTGAGGATCACGTAATGCACGTACTACACCCTGGCAACGCATACCGAAGTCTATTAACTCAGGATTGAAATATGCGTGACATGGTACAAAAGGGTAGCGGTCGGATATGCCATTGCTGCCATTATAGAACAGCTTACCGTTTACTATGATAGCGAGCTTAACAGTGGGTATGGTTTGATCAAGGGCTACTATGTTAGGGAATACTTGAAGGAACTCGTTGAGTGTAGCTTTGGTACCCTTCCACTCTATTTGCTCATTAGTCTCAGGATCTACAAGCAAGATACGATCACGGGTATCTTGATAGTAAAACTCATCATATACGTACGGTCTTTTACCATTATTCGTAAACCAAAAGCTTTCTGGAAGGAACTGAAATTTAGGATCTGAGTGATCTGATGTAGATAATCCTATGGAGTCCAACTCATCTTTCTTATCAGGTAAGAGTGCATAAAGTTGATTTTTGGTGACATAGCTTCTTTTCAAGATGAAGCCACAGTCCGATAAATCCTTCTTACGGTAGAACGGATCTACAAACACCTCGTTATAAGCAAGAGATTGAAGTCTTACATCCCCAGAAATAGCATCGTCTTGGTAGTCCATATACACTTGAAACCAAGATATCCCTGTAATCAGTGTATTTCTGAAGCCGTCTGAGAAGGTTTCACCCATATTCTCACGGTTCTGTAGGTATATCAGTATCTTACTGTGTTGTTCTGCTGTTGTATCGTCTGATTGTTCTATACCTTCAACTGCTAGCTGCTTACGATTAAGACGTTGAAAGCCTTCGATAGAGGAGACTACAGGACGTACATGGTTCAGGGCAAAGCGAGGCACCATAGAACGAGGCATAGGTCCATACAGCTCAGTATACATCTGTGCATCGCCACCTGCGTAGGTACGGGCATCTAGAGAACTTTGCTGCCACATCATAGTATTTTGGGCTGTTGAGTTTAGATAATCAGCTTCATATTTTTTTAGAATGTCTGATTCATCGGGTAGTATACGGCCTAGCATTTCTGGCATTGTTCTGTCTCCTTCAAGGGTAAAAAGTACCCTTTAAAGCATACGACGTGAGAGTGCTCTTAGTTCAAGACTTTATGGTTCTTGCAGTTGAAAGTGAAAGTAAGACATAAATTTCCCCTACGTGCTATTCTTCTAAATTTGCTTTAGGTTTCGCGGTAAACTTTTCTATGAGTATCTTTAAAGGCTCATCATTTCCCTCGTCTGACATCGATTTTAAGGCACTGCGCCACTCTTCTAGTTCTTTCATCTCAGGTAGATAATGGGGGATAGAGTGAAAGAATACTCTTTCGGGCATTTCTCGAGTTTCTGCTTTTTCTTCACGATGATCGCCGAGTTCTTGGAGGCCGAAGTCGTAGAGTTTTCTGAAAGACTCGTTCTTTTTAGCCCAAGCTTTAACGACATCTATGTGTATGCCCTGCTTATGCCAGAATTGACGTGGACGAGTTTGTTTAGGGTTTTTAAGTGCCCAAAGGACAAATTCTTCGCCTTTACGCATCTTGAACGTGTCTGGGGCTTCTTGTCTTTGAAAGATAAGCATGTCGTCGTAGCTATCTAGGTATTTACATCTTGTAGGTTCTTTAGGCAGTTTCATCTTAGAGGGTTGTTCAGGTGGTACGTCTTTCTTTATGTTTGGTCTACCGGCCATCGTGTAACTCCTGGATAGATATTTCTGTTCTCATATCGAAAGAGCATAGCTTACGAATGTTCATTTCAGCGATTATTGATTCATGTCTATAAAGAACACCACGAGCAGAGTCTAATACAAAGCGAGCGAGGTCATCGGGTGTAGGTGAGAGTGTATGAAACATGTTTTCAGAGTTTAGCTTACGGGTATGAGACATAGTAGCGGGAAAGGGGAGAAAGCACACTATAGAGAGAGACAAGGGTCCTTGATAGAGAGGGGCGTCATCGTGTTGTCTTTCTAATTCATTACGAGCGTGTTGTCGTGCTCTTTTAGATTCTTCCCAAAAGAGAGAGTTATTGAATCCTGTTCTTGCTCTACATAAGTCTCTGGGGTTTCCTTGGAGTATATACAGCATTATTAACTCCTGCTTATTAATAGAAGGGTGAAATCTATTAAAAAATCATTGGTATTGAGGCACTGGCCCTTGAAATCCTAACATGATTATTTGGGTATAAAAAGGTCTTTGAAGATTGTTATTTTAAGTGTTTGACTTTATAGTGTCATTATGTCATTATGTCATTACGATATTAGTTGTACGTTAGTTAGGCAAATAACTGAATTTATTAGGGGGCCTTATGGAATTAAAACATAAAGTATTACGTGGCTGGTGCATTGAGCTTACTAAGGTCATTGACTATGAGAATACTGGTAGCAAGAAAAGCGTTGATTACTGCAAAGAGCAAATCAAAGACTGCTTAAATATGTTCTCTAAGTCTGACCAACAAGAAATACTACAAGATACTGATTTGAAGGGATTCTTGGAATCGTTTGGCGAGTTTAAAAAGCTCATAAAGGTTTAACATGTCAGACTTCTTGGCTTTTGTATGCATTATAGCGTTCAGTATTTGGTTAGGAGACTAACATGGACTGGAGTTTAATCTTTGGTATCTACGTGTCATTGTTCTTTATAGGTCTTATTTTCTTTGAGGGTTAACATGGACAACATCAAGATTGTTTTAGATCTTTGTGAAGAGATAAAAAGAGATTTAAGAATACATAAGACTGAGAATTTGCCTTTGCTGAGACATGACTTAAAGCGCATGGTAGAGTACTTGAGTTTTGGTTCAGACGGTCATGTATTTGCCGATTGGTTAGAGAATAGAGAAGAGTTAAGCGACTTTATTGATCGACAGCTTAAAGAATTAGGAGATAAGTCATGAACGAAATAGCTGTTTTACTTTTTTCAACAGGAGCTTGCCTTATAGGCTTCGTGGTAGGATGCAGACAAAGAGCCATTGGTTTCAAGACAAAAGAAGAAACAATAAAGGATTTGCAGGAAAATAATTCTGCTTATAAAGAAGAGAACGCAAAACTAAAAGCTGCTATTTCAAGCTATCTTCAAAATAACTTCAAAATACACGAGAACTTAAAGCCCCTTTACACTGACTCCTTCTTTTGCGAAGGTTTAAAACACTTATCGAATGCCCTTCCAAATTCATGGACATGCTTTCTTTCTCAGAAAGAGTTCGCAGCAATAATGGATGAACAAATATTCAAGAACAAAGTTCATGATGAAATGCGTAAGAATCTTTGTGAGGGAGATGATGACGTTACTGAAGTTCAAGTGGATAGGATGGTGGAGAAACTTAAATAGGAGTGAAGTAATGGCTGGAACCCCTTGGCACCCAAAGGGAAGACAACTTGCTGTTGACGAGATTATTGCCCACTTATATTACGCTATGGAAACGAACGACTTAGAAGCTACTGAGTTTTACGCATCATTAATCCACCACCATGAAATAATACGATGGCTAGATACAGAGAACGATCTAAGAAAATATCTTATCTCTCTGGGCTATTTTAAGCCATTGGTGAATAAATATAAGAAGTATAGAGATGGTGAAAAGAAACAGGGGCGTATACACCGAGAATTTAATCCAAAGATATTTTAATTGGTTCAAGAGAAAATACGGTCATTGGCTCAAGGGAGTAAATCTTTTGGGTCAATGCTTTAACTATAAGAGCATCGTCTACCCAAAGGATTTGGTTGGCTGCATCACATATGAGCTTGAGATAATTATCGAAGTCGGGACGTTTAGAGCAATACGTGTTGTGCATCGCCAGCCTTTTCTTGTGTGAATACGAAGCGGGGATTTCTACAAAGAACGAAATATCAAGAAAGAGGGGACAGGAATAGAGGGGTAGGTTACCGTGTTGCTCTTTAAGTAAAAGACTAATCGCATCTTTCTCTTTCTTTTGAGAGTCATAGGTGTGAACATAGCCGCCATGAGTGCTAAATCGAGGACGGGCTGACGGTAACGGCTTACCAGGAATTATATACTTCATTGCTTTACTCCTATTTTAAATAACACACTATCATAAAGGCCTTGTAATGAAACAAAAAAAGTCACTGCACATTAATCTAAGTGTTGAAATCCATAGAGAATTAAAGATGTATTGTGCTCATAGCGATTTAAACATGAAACAACTCGTTGAAGAACTCATTATGAAATTCTTAGAGAACAGGGATAAAACACATGAATAACGATTTGGATATGGAACAAAATAATATTACATGTTCTTTTTGCGATAAAAAACTAACAACAGATGACTTTCCTGATGGAAGTGTTCTCTTTGCACGTATTACCGGATACGATGGCTCTAAAGATTTCGTTGTTTGTAAAGGTTGCTCAAAAAGTTGGGCGTTACGAAATAAGATAATTAAGGAGCAAAAACTTAATTTAGATTCTTTAAAACCGAAGGTAAAAGAAAATGAACAATGATATGAACAAAGTCATACTTGTCGGCACACTGGTCTCTAACCCAGAAAGTAAAGACGTGAACGGCTTATTGTTGTGTAATTTCACGTTGGAAGTTGTCCACGAATCACAAACGGGCAAAGTAGAAATAGCCAAGTTTCCCGTAACGGTCTTCTCTGGCCAGGCTAGTGGTTGCATGATGTACCTTAAAAATGGCTCACGTTGCATGATAGAAGGTCGCATGGTGTATAACGCTAAAGATGAAAATCTGTGGTCTGTACGGGCAAGTAGTGTGGTGTTCTTAGATCAGAAAGAATCTAAATGATAAAAATAGTTGGAGATATTGAGCTTGATGCAGTCGATAAAGAAGAAGCTAATAAAATAATCGAGTACATGAAAGAAAACTTTGACTGCTCTGATGCTTATTTTGTAGTTCAATACCAGAAAGATAAGTAATGGCTAATTACTGGACACATTGCTGGAAATGTGAAGCCGAAATAAAGACACAGGAAGATTGTAACTACTTAAAAACAAGACATGGTGACTTTTCTTTCTGCCCTACTTGTTACAAAGCATTCCTAGATAGCAATACCGAATTTATTATGCCCGAGAAGATTCAAGAGATGGAGCTAGAGTTTTCTCTTAGATCTTCTGTATCCGACTATCATGAAAAACTCATGAAAAATAGAGGAAGAGTAGAGAGAATAGGGACAAAGAAACTTCTCACAACACTTCAACACTCTGGTGATTACTGGGGTGAATGCCCTGTTTGTTTAAAGATGTTAAAACTTATAGAGAAAGTTAGAGACTAAGATGAAACGATATGAGCCGCAAGCCAACAGGACTATTTTTATTCATGAAGAAGGTGATAAGCCCCAAGTAAAGTCCCAAGAAGAAAAAATTAATATATGGGATATGCGAGGAAGCGATGGAAAACATATAAACGAGACACTTATCGACAACTCAGCAGAATTATATGGTGATAATAAACCTATCGATAAAGTAATAACTCTTTCGCCAAACCACTATTCAAAAAAGTGGTTAGAACACAAATGGAGAGTATTTTTAGCTATTCTTTCTACAATGGGCTATGAAGAACAATGCGCTCTATTTAAGCTCGCTAAACCAGTTGAATATATAAGCTCTGAAAACTTGCTAGTAATACTCTTTCCAAAGGAACTAGAAAAAACCTTAGGAGATTCTTTACTTTTTTATTCAACCCAGCTTGTCCTACAAGAGGTTTTTAGTTTGCATGTTTATTTGGATGTGCGGTTTAAAGAAAATTAATTCATACCCATTACCCGTCTTCCCTTTTCACCAAAGATCCTCAGCGCGGCAGTTAATCTTTCTTCTTCTTCAAAGTTCATCTCTTTAGGTAAACCTACAAGGTCATAATATGTTTCTTCTACTACCACTGGCTTAGGTCGAAGAGAGAGACTTAGCAGTTCCCGTTGTGGAGCCTTACTTTGTAATTCGCGGCGCTTCTTCATCGCCCTTTTTATATAGAACCACTTCGAGAACTTAAATGCTGTTTCTTTAACAGTGCCTTCAAGAGATCGTGAAAACATATGGTCAGGGACAATGCCTTGTTCAAAGCAAAGCAATCTACAGCGAGCATAGATCTTACCAATGTCCTTACAGTACGGTAATTCTTCCATTACTTGCTTTAGAATCGGGTTAGGGAACCGCAAAAGAGAATATTTAGAACTTTTTGACAAGCACTTCCCTTGAAGAATTTGTAGAGCGAATGCGTCATCTTTTCGTTTTCTTACGAACTCTTTCTTTTGAAATTCATTTATGGATCTCTCGCGCTTCTGGTCTTGAAGGTCTTTAGTACCCCCAGCGAGAGTATTATGAATAATATCTACAGAAAGAACAGAGTATTGTGGGACATTTCCGAAATAACTGAGATAGCGCTTCTTTTCACGCTTAGCCAGTTTCCTAATTTGAGCAAAATAGTGATCAAGCTCGAGTTTTTCTTCGTCGGTAAAAACGTTTGGCAATAAGTAGCGCTCTGCTGTGTTCATAAAGCGAGTATCGACCTCATTGTTCATGATACCCAAAGAAGAAAACTTTTTAACAGCCCTTGAAACAGTCTTAGGGTGGATAGTTTCTTTTGAATTAATTAAGAAGAGACATGCCTCTTCAGCAATCTTGGGATTTGATTTTGTGATTGTAGAATAATTTTTTTGTGAGAAATAAAAGACGGCGAGCACTGCTTCGAATGATTTTGTAATATTTAACTTAAGCAAAACACTTGGTTTAACAGGTCTTTTTACTTCGGGACTTGTGTTTTTTGTTTTTGTTTGGTACATTTTCTTTCGCCTTTAACTTATTCGCCTTTGTTAAAGGCGAGGGTTTTAATCTATCCCTGTCTAATTGCGCTCAATACGCAATTAATACGAAAAGAAGATTATAGGGAAGAAATGAATTTGTACAGGGGGAAAATTAAAAACTTACCACAAATTCATTCTTCCCTTTTTTGAACTCTACTAAAACATCTCAATAAAATCATCTACAATATCTACCAGTGGTTATCTGAGACTCTCGCGCACAACGCACTGAACAATAATTCTTATGACTTCTTCCAATTCTAGATTTCTTAATAACAAAGGTCTTATCGCACCAAGGACATTCAATTAACGTCCTCAAAGCCATACTCTTACACTTCATGCTACAAAACATACGTCTATCTTCTTTAAATTCGTAGTTAGCAACACGAAATGTCTTTGAGCAGAGTGGACCATAACCTCAGCTTCATTTCTTGTCTCTACGGTAAGAATGAGAACAAGATCTACTACAGAGATCTCCTTCACCGCGTAGTAATGCCTTTTTGTATTTCCAACTTGATTGCTTACACCACAAACAAATAAAATAGTGTCTCTTCGCTTTCTTCTGGCACTCAAGCGAACAATGGCCCTGAAGATTGTGACCCGTCTGTCTTGCTCTAATAACAAGACATTCAGGAACAGCATATCTCTTTTTACATGTTGGGCAGCTTCGTACGCACTTCATTACTTCCCTTTTTCTCTTATTTTTTTTATCTTACTTACTAATAGCGTGCAGAGCTAGCGGTGTAGCTAGTGCTATTACAATGAAAAACAAAAGGGGCCCATGTAACCCATACATGAACCCCCAGAATAGTAGCAGTGTATTTTGTTATTTATGCTTATCGCAACGACATGAACGACACCCTGACTCACTATCAACCCATAAACTTGTTGGTGTCTCCGTGCATCCTGGTACGTCACAGCTCGCTTTATAACCATTAATCACTACCGTAGTAGCAATACCAGTCTCCATAAGTTTCTTAATGTCAGTTCGCTTAACTAATGGCGCTGGTAATGATAAATCAAGATTAGCTATCTCTTTTGATAAGTCGTCGTTTGCTACTTCTTTTTTTACTTCTGGCTTTTGTACTGATAATACAGGACCTGCATATATCGGTGGATAGGTAAAGAACACAGCAGGCGGCCATAACAACATCAAATAAAGCTTATTCATGAGTAAAACTCCTAAAAAAATAGCCCAGACATAAAGCAAGTAACCAACACAGCTACTCCAGACACCAAGCCATACCAAACTTATCGTTCTTCATGCCGGGGCATAAAAGTTCTACCATTATTTCTCGAGAGATGCCAACGCCTGTTTGTGGAATCTTTCCAAATCAGCCAAAAGTCGACCATGCGCAACGCTTTCTGGTAATCCCTTGTCTCGCTCTTCACACATCTTTATGTACTCGTAGAAGTGATTTTCATAGGGATTTCTAGGAAGATAGACAGACGTAAAACCACGTCTTTTTTTCTCTTCAAAGATGAAATATTGGACCAACCAGTTAATATCGCGCCTTATAGGCACAAACTTTCTATATAAACCAGAATTCTCAGAACCAAGAGATGTCGTTGTCTGAGTCATCTTAGCTTTCTTAAAAAGATCAAAATGCTCGTCTTGGTTTCTATTCACTATTTTCCCTAAAGTTAATTAATAAACTTAAGTATACCAAACTATTAGACATATAGCAATGCACCTGGTATTCTAAATAATGCACCGGGTGATGTTGATAAGACAAGGCCGTACAAGAGCGTTGGAAAAAGATAAATCCGGTGCAAAACCCCAAAAGGAGAACGAATGAAATATCGTTATCGTAAAACATTGCAACAACATGTAAAAATCGTAAGCGAACATACTGAATATCTTGTTAAACAACTTCAATTTCAAATAAAAGATGCTGCGCGGCTTTTCAAAAAATATAACTTTAAAAAAGGCGATCCTTATTCTCAAGATATAATTCTGCGCTACAAAAGGATGAAAGAAATAAAGGCTGAACTTGAGTGCGTTAAAGAATACGTAATTCTACAATGGCCCCATTTAAAAGAACTCTTTGAACAATTAGACAAGGTAGAGATAAATGAAGACACACTCAAACCAATCGAAGCCAAGTGGGAAAAAGTATCCACACCAGGGCAAAGCATTCCCGTTCAGTAGTACTATGTTCTTAATAGGCTTGGTAGTTATCACTGTTGTTTTCAATATTATGAGGGTAGTGTGGAAATGCTAAGCGAACTTAAACTTTGGTTAGAAGGTATTTTAGAATCGTTTATTAAGCGCATAGAAGCGTTAAAATTCTACGGAGATTTCCGAGAACAGTCAGATGAGATCAATGAGTTAGCAACCGCTCTCTCTTTAGCTCAGGGTGAATTTACCGTCTCTACTCTTAGGGGTCTAAATCCACATAATAAGTTTCACTATGCTTTTTTAACTGATCTCTACAAATCTACCAGACCAGCACTTATGAAAAACGGTCTTTCAGTAATTTCTACTACATGTTCTTATAAAGATTCGCCAGATATTATGCACATGAAGTTACTTCATAGCTCGGGTCAGTTTATGGCATCACACATTAAGCTCTTTGATCCTAAAGCAGATATAGAGACGGTAAAATCGTACCGAGATGATATGTACAAGCTCGCCTATAGACAACTACTGGGAATAGCTTGTCTTGACGCTGAGGACGATGGTGAAATAGCCATGAAGGCTTACAGACCAGTTACTATCGGTTTAGAACAACACGAGAAATACAATAGAGAAGATAACAAGCCGATTACTATTACGTATGAACAAATACAGTCTCTAGAAAAAGAACTAAAAGGTGATGAAGTCGTTACGCGATCGTTGCTGAAACAATACCATATACAATCAATAGACTTAATACCGGCCGAATTATTCTGGGAAATACTGGGGCGCATTAGAGAAATAATGGATAAACAAGCAAAAGCAGGAAAATAATGGAACAACTAAAACAACAACTTACACAAATATCAACTGAGTTAGATCTTTTAAAGTCTAAAGATGTAAGAGATGTTAAAGACGCAGTTCGTATGTTATCGGGTAAAATAGATAGGCTAAATCCACAAGGGGAACAGTCAGAGACCATAGCAAAAATTGCAGAAGCTTTAGCTAAGGCAAAGATGGAAAAACTTCCTCTTAAAGAATCCGGTGCTGGTAATCGTGGTAAGTATTCTACTCTTGAAGATTATGAAGATGCTTACGAGAAACCATTAGCAAAAAATGGCATTTCCATTGTCTTTACTCCTTCACGATTAAGCGCAACTGAGATGGTACTCGTAACCAAACTCATACATTCTTCAGGTGAATGGTTTAGAAGTGTTTTACCTATAGAAGCTTCAGAATCAGGTCCTATAAAGTCAGAAGAACAAGGTCTGGGTTCCAGTATTAGCTACATGAAACGTTACAGCTATGCTGCTATGATGGGTGTATAACACCATTGGTATATAATCAAGAGAAAACCCTTAAAACGGAGTCTGATATGCTAGTGAAACCTGAGAATATCATACGCCATAGCCCACCAACAGAACTCGACCAGCTCCCTAAGGGCACTGTCTGTGAGGTACATTTACCTCAAGACACGATAGAATACTATCGCCAAACATCAGAAGATAGTAGTAAACCAGTTTGGGAACTCAATGGCTGGCATACAGAAGTATAATCTCCTAGGAAAAGAATGATTGCTTACTTTTCCTAACGCCCCCCGTATTGTAAGAGGTCCTGGGGGCTTTTTCATGCTCTCTTGCTATTTACCTTACATTGCCTTATACTAGAATACAATAGAAAAAACTATCACTAAGGGAAAAGATGACAAAGCGAGAAATACTTGAACTACTCGAAGAACTAATAGCTTCTTTATCTGAAACAGGAAGCGTTCATGAATCCTATAAGATCTTTAAAAGAATACAGAAAGAGGTAGACGCTCTAGAAGCACAAGAACTAAAAAAATGGTTTGAAAAAGACAGAAGATTTTGGTGTTTCACAAGTTTTGAACCATTCGTAAACAAACTAGAAGGAAGAAAAGCATGCCACCATATAGAAAAATAAAGACGAGTCTGTATATAGACGAAAGACTATTAGACTACCTAAACAGAAAGCGCATTACAGAAGAGAGGACGCTTACCTATGTCCTCAATAGAACTTTGGAAAATGGCATTCAATACGATGCTTTTAATGCTACAGAGTTACCTATAGATGTAGATGAACTGGAAAAGAAATAAATGAAACAAAGATTTTTAAACAGAAAACCAACCAAGAGAAAGTTCCCTAATATAAGCACTCTCTTTTGGACGTTTCGTGATCAGGCACGAGTTGCAAGAATATTAGATTTACCTACGCCAGAATTTGCACAAAAAATTCTTGATAATCATAGTCCAAGAATGAATTTAATGTATGGTCTCACCTTAAGATATGTACGTGAGAAAAAGGAAAAAGAAAATGAAAAGTGATTTCATTCAATTCTTTAAAGAATGCTGGGGAGATATAGCACTCGATTCAGCGATTTTCTTTATAGTTATCCACGCATTTCATCTAGGCATATGGCAAACTTGCGCCTTCTTCTTACTCTTCGTGAGACTTCAATCAAGAGTTATAACAGAATTACTTGGTATACACAGCTATACAAAATCTATGTTTAAACCTGTTATAAAAACTGAAGTAATAGTAGAAGGAATAAAAAGAGATGTTAGATCTATAAAAAATTACTTGTTCGAAAATGAAAAACCAGATTAAAAGTAATTTTGAACAACATATACGTACAACTTTCTATCTTAAAAAAGAGTTAAAGAAGCGTCTTATTCGTGAGGCTCTATGGAAAGATATAACTATTACTTCTTTGCTCAATAAGATCATTGAAGAAGCCTTAAAAGAAAAGATTTCACAATACCTGGTGAATGAAAAGGATCAATATGAACTGGATAAAGATAAGTAATCCGTTGCCAAATCCTAATGAAGTAGTTCTTCTTTATGGAAAACTTACTGGAATAGTTCCTGGCTGGCATGACGAACATAAAGCACAGTGGAATACAGGCGGTAAATTTAATCTCGAACTAAACTTAATCACTCATTGGATGTTGATGCCGGTTTTACCCGAGGAAAGTAAATGATAGAAAGAGACGCCATACATGTTGCCGACAGTCTTGAAAACTATAAGAAACTTCTCGTTGAAGATCTCGATCAGAGATTAGAAAAAACTCTGTCATTAGAAGGTATTCAGAAACTATGGGAGTTTGAACTTCAAGCCATAGGATGGTCTTTGGGTCGATTCAGTTCGTTAAGGCTATTTCTCAATGCTGGAGAAGCAGAAGGGAAAAAAGAGATAGTTCACGCCGTACTTAAACGAGCAATAGAAGAGTATGAATCGATGATAGCTGAGACCAAAAAAGAAGTTTTTAAGTCATGATATATACAAAGAAACGCCATAGCTATTACCGAAAAAAATACGTTCTTGATCGTAAAGAAAACAAGACAAGAAGAAAAGTATGCGCACTCTTAGGTAAACACCTCTTAATAGCAGAAGAAGAACTGCTCAAGAATGGATTCGCCACGAATCTAGCATTCAAACCACTAGTACCTCCTTTTTATGATGAATTAAACAAGATAGATTCCCCTAGTTATGGCTCATGGATTAGAATAAACGAGACCGTAAGATTAAAAGAACCAGAAAACAATTTATTTAGCTTAGGTAATAGAAAATGAAACGACTAATGTTTTTCTTAGTTTTTCCTATCTGTTCCATGCCGCCTAAAACAAGAGACAAGATCAAGATAGCTCGTCATGTATCATTTGAATCTGACATGAACCAAACACCACTCCCTGGGCAAGTAGAACTTCAGAATGATGTAAGATATCTTTACATCGGCTATGATCAAGCTCGTTATATTATAAATAGACAATCAGATATAATACAAGAACTTAGAGCTTCAGTTAACTATGCACATAAACGCATAGACTTCTTGCAGGACTCATTGGCCAATCTAAACAAAAAGGTTAATAGATTGCCATGGTATAAGAGACTGAACTGTTTTAAGAAGAGAAAGTTGCAAATAGATAAAGAAGAGAGAAAATGAAAGAGATTTCTTTACCGTTTGTCCCAAGAACTCACCAAATCCCCCTTTTCGAGGCAATAGAAGACCAAGGATATAAGAGAGCCATTCTGGTGCACCATAGACGTTGTTTGTCAGGTGAAAGTCTTATTCTTATGGCAGATGGAACCGAAAAGAAGTTATATCTTCTTCAAACTGGGGAGTCTATACTCTCTTTTGATGGAAAATATCTTGTTGAAGACACCGTAAAAGATATTTGGAAGACCGAAGAAAAACAAACATTACGCATTAAAACACTTGATAAGAACTATAGAGAGATAATTACCTCTAAAGACCATTTATTTGCTTGTAGAGAAACAAAAAGTAAAAAGACGTCCTGGGTTAAGGCAAAAGACTTAGGTAATGGTCAAAGAGTTCTTATATGTCTTTATGATGTTGAAAAAATACATGGTCACTTCAAGTCTATTCTTGGTAGACAAGTTACCGTTGAAGACTATGGCCGTGAAGAACTCTACGACATGGAAACTACTAATCATCACAACTTCATAGCTAATGGTTACCTTGTTCACAATAGTGGCAAAGATGTTGCTTGTTGGAATCTTATGATTCGCCAAGCAATTATGAACCCCAACAAGACTTACGTCTACTGCCTCCCAAAATTTGAACAAGCACGTGACGTAATCTGGACTGCACGCCTTGATAACTCTTCTACTTTTTTATCGTTTATTCCAGAAGAGATGATAGCTAAGAAGTTAGAGCAAAAGATGGCCATAGTGCTTAAAAACGGAAGTCAGATTATGCTTGCGGGTAGCGACTCGTACGATCGATTAGTTGGCATGAATTTTCACGGATTAGTGCTGTCAGAGGGGGCTATCGCTGATTTAACAGCGTGGTCGTATTTCTTGCCCATTTTAGAAGCCAATGATGGTTGGGCGGTAATTAACTCAACGCCTCGTGGGGTCAACGCCTTCTATGATCTTTGGCAGGTAGCTTTAGCTAATCCTGATAAATGGTTTACTCAAATGCAGACCATTAAAGATACAGGACTCATATCTCAAGAGAAATACGAAGACATGATTCGTCGTGGTGAGATTAGTGAAGAGAAAGCCGCTCAAGAATATATGTGTAGCTGGTCATCTCTTAACGAGAAGACTCCATTTGGCAGATATGTCGATGACATGCGTGATTCCGGTAGGATAGGCGATTGGCCATGGGATCCTAGAAAGCCAGTTTTTACAAGCTGGGATTGGGGACATCTTGACCAAACTTGCTGTGTTTTTACGCAACTTGTCCAGGGTAAAATTATCATAATAGACTGCTACGTTAACAAGGGTGAAGGTATGGAGCATTACGCTAAGATGCTTCAAAGCAAACCTTATTCTTACGGTACTCATATCGGGCCTCATGATATGAGAGTCCATGAGTTAAGTAGTAGTAATACTCGTTGGGCTAAGATGCACGAGCTTGGTTTTACCTTTAAGATATGTCCTTCTATCGCAGTCCAAGACGGTATTGAAGCTATAAGAAACATGTTGCCTCGTACCTGTATAGCAAAAAACGTAGGTAACACGAAAGATCTTATTAAGGCTTTAGATAACTATCGCCAAGAAAGAATCGTTGAAGGTGGTACATCTACAACGCGCCCTGTGCATAATTCATATAGTGACCTAGTCGACGCCGTAAGAATGCTTGCAATTGTCGTTCCTACTCTTGGCAAGGACGATGAAAATAGAGATAGATACCGCAAGATGAAAGAAGAGATGGGCAATCAAGCAAATCCATTCTTTAGATAAAAAAAAGGAAGACCCTGCCTAAACAAGATCTCCCTAGGAGAGTGATATGAAGCCACGCTTGAAAAGCCACGCTTGAAAAGCCACGCTTGAAAAGCCACGCTTATTCTTTAGAAGTAGGTGTTAAATCCATATCTAAACCAGTTTTAAGTTGAACTACTTTTTCAACTTTCTCTTCAATAACATTATCATCTTTATACGATGGATAAAAATGTTTTATAACCGCTAGAGAAGTAATAAGAACTGCAATGATAATAGTAGAGGTATAGATGTTCATTTTTACTCCTAATAACTAAAAAATACCTTCTGTTACTTCATCTCTATTAGTAGTAGTACCATCAG